GTAGAAGTGGTTACGTCCTTTCGGTGTGCCAATGAATAACGCGCCCCCTTGTCGGTCAGAAAGCGAAGGTCTAAGCACCTCACTCCATGCCTCTGGCCGCATGTCTGCAAACTCATCTAGCACAACAAAGTCCAAAGCTCGTCCGCGTAGGTTATTTGGCTTCTCTGCGCCCTTTAAAGCGATCACAGAGCCATTGATAAGGCGTATGGTTAGGCTTGTCTCGTTGGTCTTAGAAACGTATTCTGGGGGTATAGAGGCTATCAGCATATCCCAAGCGATCTCTTTAGCCGCTCCGTACGTTGGGGCGACATACCAAACGTTTCTGTTTGGCCCTTTAACCGCTTGCTCAAGTATTTTACCGGTCGATAGGAAGGTCTTGCCAAAGCGCCTGCCAGCTACAACAGCAACAAAGCGACTAGGGCAAATGAATATCTCACTCTGCGGTAGGGTTAATTGCACGAGGGTCGATCATAATGTTGATTTGTGGGATTTCTTTGACTGGCTCAATGTACTGGTCTCCCCAGTTCTCTCTGTCTCTATTCTTCAGATAAAAGATGATGGCGGTATTGTCTCCAGACATTGCCTTTTCAAACAGCTTATTAGTCACCTTATCCATTCCAGAGCTGCGGCCTCTTTTTATAGCCTGCAAAAACTGTGGATATTCATTCTGTTTGTCGTAAACAGTCCGTTCACTGATGCCTAAGCAATCAGCTATTTGCGAGATGGTTAATCCATGAGAAGCCATATCTTCTGCTTGCTCACAAATATGCTCGTCTGGTATCCAAGGCGGTCTGCCTGACATTAAGCCTCCGTTCCAAAGGTTTGTTCATGGTTCATTGATGGGTTGTGCAGTATCACTTCTTCCTCGTCTGGCGGTAATGCGTTGAGTCTAATATCGACAGCATCGCACCAGTATATAAGGGCAGTCTTGATCTGAAAAACCGCTGAGGGTGAGTCTATTATACTCTGCGTGATGTTATCAATCTTAACAAGCAAGTCATTCCAGCCGTTTTCTTCGCAGTCTAAAATACGCTGCGTGATCTGTAAATGCTTCATGGTGCCTCCCGCATCTCTGCTAATGGCCGCAACAGTTTATCACTTATCTTGACAATGTACCATAATCAGCACTTTGCATGTAAAACCGTACTTGAAGTCCGTATTTTCGCACCCAATAAAAAGCCCCAATTAAGGGGCTGTTTTAATGTCGTCCTTTGCTATTGCCAGAAGGCCAACGATTGTCACCACTATGCCGTACAGTATCACCTTGCACCTCTCTCTAAGTTGGAGCGGCATTATAGTGATTACTAACTTGGCTGAATAATGATTGTTTTGCATATCATTTATGCCTGTCTGGGTATAGTAGCCCGTTGCGATCACAGGTGGGCTAGTCCTGCTCAAAAGGTCAGGGGAAACCTCGATCTAAAACTTTTGTTTCTTATTGTTGCTTTGCGTCTGTTTAATGAAACGATCTGCCATCTTGTTGGCTTCCCGTATCTTCTTTTTTAGTTCCCACTCCGCCTGTTTATCTTCCACAATCAAGTAAGCTCCATACAGTAAGAAGCCACCAATTACCAAAGTCAAAATAAAACTAATCATAATTTAACCCCGTCTGCTTGTTAGTTGTTATGTCGATCAATTGCTGTTTTTTCGTCACATGTGTTTTATGTGTCGATGCCATAGTTAAACATTAGTATAACTCTTCTGGGTTGACTGCTTTAATGTAAGCGTCCATCACTAGCTCGCTTAGTCTGATTTCAAGGTAAAGGTATATCCCGCCTCTGTACCATTCGTCAAAGTCCAGCGGTGACATTGTGTAGAGTTCTTTCTTAAAATAATCAAGGGCTACGCTGTAGAAGCAATCGTCCTCGTAATCCTGCATCGGCAGATCGCCTGTAACGTATCTTAATGCAGCGTTGATTACTGTCTTTGATGCGAATGTTCCGTCCCTCTTATCATATAGGTCAAGCAGTAGCGTCTCGTAAGAGTCCTGCTCATAGGCGGCAAATACATCTTCACACCATGACATGTGTTCGGTCAGCCACATCAAACAGATTTCTTCTTTAAGGTCATCAGAAACGCTAATCAGATGGCCGTCCCAATTCTGGTTTTCAATAAAGCATTTGTCTACAAATTTATCTAAGCGCATTAGCACACCCCCATGTTGATGCAGTCGTTGTACTCCATAGTGCTGGCGATCAAATACAGAGCTACCAGAATGGCAACCTTGGCGGGCGTTGGTATTGCGTTTACTAAGTTTAAAAATGTGTTCATGTTATTCCCCTTGGTTTGATTGCCCCCCGTAGGGGGCGTTTATATTAAGCGGCTTGCTTGAAAGTATTTAAAAGAATGTTGAGTTCTATAATTGCAAATTCGCAGCCTTTAATGCGGTCTTGGTCGTTGCGCTTCATGTTTGATTGCCATGCTTTTTCCAAGTCAGAAATTTGCGCGTTAATAATTGCTTCGATATTTGTAATAGTCATTTTGTAACCCCTGTTTCGTTGAATGTGAGCCTATTATATTCTTTCCCTTGACGTTGTAAAGCATTTTATTACAAATAAATGAATTTAATTATATGAGACTGGCTCGTAGGTATCATCGGCCAGCATCTTCTTGTGTTCTTCCCTGTAGTGACTGGCTATCTCAGCCCTCAGCTTCTTGGTCGTAGGCATCAGCACTTGCCACTTCTCCCTGAGAATATCAAGATGGCCTTGCCCCTTGTACTTCTGTAGGAAGATGGTGAAGTCTAGCGGGTTGGCGGTGAAGGTTAGGTGGCAGTAGTGACACATGCAGATAGCGTTATCAATGCTCCACCTTACTGACTTGGCAGCCCTCCCAAAGATATGGCAGCACTCCATTCTCCCGTCTTGCTTACCGCAGTGTTCACACTGGTAGCCAGCCTTTTGACGAATCACATCGCTGAACCACTTGTCTGCCGCATCTCGCTTAATCGCCATTTTTTATTTCTCGCTCTATGAGAAAGTCAACGTAGTGCTTGATCTTTCTAAGCGACTCAACGCCGCCCTTATCCTTCCAGCGGGTAATGTACTTAACCACGTTTCCCTCGCAGAAGTCCAAGTCATTCGCCATGATGTATTCTATTGGCTGTATGGCTTTCTTTTTGTAGTGGTCTCCTCCGACCTGTTCGTCAAGCGCGCTCATTCATCTTCACCAATTTCAATTTGCACCATGTCAGGGGAGCTAAGATTGCATCGCGGACACATACCGTAAGCAGAATCATCATCACCAACCCAATACTCAAGAATGCAAAGACAGTTATCACAAAACATTCTATGAGCGTTAGTGTTCTTAATAGGAAATTTATATACATTACTCATCTCTCAGACTTGGCACTACGGTTTTCCGTGAATGCTCTCCATATTTAATGTGGTAAGTGATAGCGTGTGCAGCTCGCCATGAAACGTAACCGCCTCTAGCAGCGTAAGCATCGCTGCCTGCGATTGTAGGATGACGCTCGACTATTGCACCACCGCCCTCAGACATATCCTGCTCGGAGTGATGGTAATGCCCTGTATGAATGTAGCAGTATTTAGCGGAACCCCACATCTGGCGATACCGAGGCTCAGAGGAAAACAAAGTTGGGAGTGCTGTGTTCTTTTTCTTATGCCCGTGATGGAAGCCAAGCATAATCTCACCATGAAGGTGAGCGTAATAAGGGAAGTCAGTGTCATCTACAACTAGGCGCTTATTGTCCCTGTAAATCACCTTGGCTGACTTTCTAAGCCACGCTGAACCAGACTCGTCATGGTTTCCCTCACATACCAATAGTTTCACTGTCTTATGCTTTCTAAGCAGTATTTCAACGCACGCCATAGTAACGCTTAATGCCATTTCAATTAGCTTTGAATATCTTGTGTCCACATCTAAAACATGTTTGGAGGCGGGTGTAACTGCCAGCAGTCCATCCCAGTGTAAGAAGTCACCCTGTAGATTTAAAATAGCCATCTCACTGTTAGGCGAACCATCTGCCATTCTAGTTATAGCTGATAAAGCCTCATGCTCTGCTATCTTCAAGTCCCAGTCATCACCGGTCTCAGCCTTCCAAGAATACATCCCCAAGTGAAAGTCCGTTAGTGTATAGAGCGTTAGCAGATCGGCATCATGCCCTTTTGCTTGCGGTATTACTGGGGCAGGTTTCCACTGGAAGTCCTCGATAGCATCAATTACAAGTTGTGGCTTGTATCCTTTCTCCTTCTCTTGGATAACCCATTGCAGGGCCACTTCGCCAGTATCACCTTTGTAGGCGGTGGATATTCGTTTAGCTTCGAAGCCTTCCATCGTTTGACGGTTTACATCTCTGTGAGGGGCAACACCCTGAGAGGCTGCCCTTATCTCCAATGTTTTAATAGCTTTATCAATCGTCCTTGAATTGATATTTAAAACCTTTGCTGCTTTCCTGTGTGAGCCGTGAGTGATGATAGCCTCAAGCATCTCCCTTTGCCGATCAGTGGTCACAAAATCGTACAACAATCTATGGTCAATATGAGCCATGCTATTTGTCCTGCTTTCGCTTTAGTTCGGTGTACTCATTGTACTGGGGCAAGGATAAAAAGACATCTCTTTCCGAAGCCCACTCATACACCTGATCCATGAAATAAACCATCTCCCCCTTAGTCAGCTTTGAAGAACTCCTGACTTGGTTTAACAGTTCCGTTTGACCTACCTTAATATCTTGAGTGCCTAAGAACTTGCTTTTCATCATCCACTTAACGCCCTCTGGCGTAGCGTCATGAATTTTCTTGATGAAAACGTCCGACATCTCCTTGCACCAGATATGAAACAAAGCGTTCTGGCTTAGGGTTCTTGGGTTATCGTACTGCTCAAATTTTACACAAAGAGGTGAGGTGTAGTCCCAGCCTTCCAGTCTTTTAAGAATAAACGGAAGCCGCTTCTCAAGCTCAATCTTATTTTTGACAATAACAAAATCGCCTTGGCTCATGTCTAATCCCCACAAAAACAAGCAATGCTTTCATTGTCGAAATCAAATAATTGGCCTTGATCACTAGCAATTAACTTCATTTTTTCGTAACTTGGTTGATCATTTCTAAATCTTGCATTTATACTTTTTTCTTGCAAAATCCACCAATCTGCTAATAAAGGGTTATGCTCAATAATAGATTGTTTAATGCTGTAACCTTTTAAAAAACATAAATCACAATTACTTAAAGTGTTTATTCCCGCTGGCGGCATCTCTAAATCAAAGTTTTGATTGCTCCAAAATTTATGAACGTCAGATTCTGTGATTCCTGAGTCTGCCAATGGAACTAAATAATTATCTTTGAACCTCATTTTTGTTACTCTTCTTGGCTCATCTCCCCTAATTCCAACTACCGTAATAAAATCGCTTCCTCCCATGTATCTTTCTATAGTAAGAACCTTCAATTCGCTAGTGCAAAACCTAGCCATCATATTTGGCAAATAATTTTTGTCTTTAATAAGTTGGGCAAATGGCTCGCCTTTTCTGGAAGCTGTTTTATAACTAACTTCTGCAAATTGTTTTTTCCCAGTGTATTCAAGCCAAACAACATTAACGCCCCATTGCTTACTTACTTGATTAACAAAATCCAAAGTTTGCGGCATTTCTTTTCCAGTGTTTGCAAATATTACTTTTACATAAGGTGGCAGTTTAAAATTGTGCGCTTCAAGAATTTTGTAAAGCATGTAACCCGAAGATCTACCACCGCTAAAACTTACAACTGAAGTTTCTTTCATAAAAAAATAATTCATGTGAGCTTCTTCCTTAGCCAAGCATCTGACATCTTTTGTTCGTAAGTTTCCAGACGGTGAACATGCTCTTGAGCCACTACCCCATTTCTTACATAGTAATACTGAGACTTAGTGTTACTGACTTCCCTGTCGGTTAAGAATGGCTTGTTACGCATTCTGCTGTGCATGGT